GTCCGGATCTTCAAGATAGGATGATTATTCACGTTGCCAAAGACGACCGTTACGTCAATCTTGAGGATGGTATCGATTCTCAAGAAATGTTTAGATTGAACCAAGAGTGGGCTGGTCTTGGTCGGTATTATAGTCAAACTAACTGGACTCGACAGCAATCGATGAGGAGGTATGAACAGTACCTCAAACAACTTCAGAAACCAGAAACAGAAACCAGAGAACAAACTACATCACAGGATCCAGCATCTGATCCCATGGGAGATCAGACCATGGCTTTGCCGGACATTGCACCATCTGTGCAATCTCCTGCACCTGTTCTATCAGCACAAGCGAGTCCTGGTGGTGAACCTGGATTTGTCATTGTGGATCCTAATTCTTCAGGGACATCTGGTATAGATATTGCATCATCTTCATTATTGAGTCAATATAACACTCCAGCAATGTTCTCATGAAGAACGCCGTCCGTTTATCAAAAATAGTTTCAGAAAGGAATAAGACCATCACTCGATTGGAGTTGAATGATCTTCGTTCCCGTAAGATTCTAGTAAAAAAACGTGACGAAGCATTTGGAAGAGTTCGGCAAGAAATTAGTAGACTAAAAGAAGACGCCAGAGGTAAAGGTGGTCTTCTTGGTGGTCTACTTGGTGGTATTGGTGGTGGTGCTCTACTTGGAAGAGGTCTAAGAGGTCTCAAAAGTAGAATACCTGGTAGGGGTGGTAGAGTAAAACCTGGAAATAAAATAGTCCCTGGACCGCGAAGTAAGGTTCCTGCTAGCAGAGGGTTGCGTTCTGGTCTGCGAATGGGCAGAGCCAACGCTGCTGCAACCATTGCACTAACAGGTGTTGATTATGGATTGCGACGTGCGGATGGACAGACACAAGTTCAGGCAACCTCTGGTGCACTTAGTACAACAGCAGGTGGTTTAGCAGGTTTTGTCGCTGGTGCTAAGGGTGGAGCATTAGCGGGTGGTGCTATCGGTGCATTTTTTGGTGGTGCAGGTGCTATACCTGGTGCTGCCATTGGTGGTGTATTGGGTGGTTTGCTAGGAAGTTTTGGTGGTGCGAGTTTAGGTGCTGCTGTCTCTGATAGAGTTACTGGTGTCAATGTCGGCGCAGATCAACGTAGAAGGAATGAAGAAAGAAAGGCAGAGAGAGTAAAACCTCTAAGAACTCAATTTGGATCAGTTCTAGAGGAATTTGATCGCGTTCTTGATGATTTTTCAAGATTAGCAGGAAAAAATATTTTCTTCATTGAGGGAGAATATAAAGTTGCTGTTACAGATTCAGATGACGGACCATCTAATCCTACAGGTACGGAACCTCCTACTCCTCAACGACCTCCTGATAGTCCACCTCCTGCAACTGAGGAAGTAGAACCATCATCTGGACCTTTTGAAGCAGAAGCTGAAGAAGGTGCTACAGCAGAAAGGCATAAAGGTAGGGATAAGCAGTTTCGATATGGACCTAATTACCAACCAACAGGTATTGAGTATGAGGAAATTCCCAGCACACCATCTAACAAAGTTGTAGAAGCTGAGGCATTGCCCGAACTTGTAAAAACTTATACTGACAAATTTGATCCTGAGAAATTAGATGAGCGGCAAAAAATAGAAACTCCTTATGGAACTCTAATCCGCAAACCTTCTACTTTATTTGCACCTGCTGGTTTCCAGTTTATCAATAGAGATCAAGCAGAAGATAAGAGATTCAGAGCACAGCAAACCATACAATCAGCCCCAGTACAGTTATTTGGTATTGCAGAGACTGCACTGTCTATTGCTGGTTTGGCGAGAGGAGTTGGCAGCCGAGGTGTTAGGAATAGAAACTACAGACCTGCAGAAACTACTACTTCACAAACTGCATCTCCGACAACTCTAAAAAGACCAACTATACCGCCTGTACAACCTGTTCCCTTGACATTGCCAGGGCAGGGTGTCAATTCTACTGAAAGAATTCGGAAAGTTTTTAGTAGTGCAACACCAAGAACAATTCGGAAGCGACAAAATAGTATGGAACAGAGGGCACAGCAAGATGCTCAGCGAGATCAACAGTCAGCTCGACCGGATGATCAGGACTTGAGAGATTTTGCCCGTAATTTGATGGGGGGAAGTGCAACTCAACGAAAATCAACAAGAGAAATACCATTTGAAGATGGTCCATTGATTACAAACTCTCCAGATTCTTTTATGAAACTCGCAGAAAGAATGAGGAAACAGTATCCTAATTTTGATAGCCTAATGGGGGGTGTAAATAAAACTCCATTGAAAGATATATTGAAGGGTAATCAACAAAACCTTGCTTTATTGGCACCACTTGCTGCTTTTGGTATCAGTAAAGCGAGTGAGGGTGAGGGGAATGGTGCTCAACAAATTCAACCCTTCCAAGTTCCCACAGAGGAAGAAAGTTCTGTCATGGAAACCATTATGCCCTTCTCTAAATACCTTGAGTATGAATCATACATGAAGGTCTGGAAATGAATCAGAACCGCCGGTGGTTGAATGATTATCAATTTGAGTCAATTGACATAATCACAGAAAAGAAAACACAATCATTGATCGGTCAAGTTCAAGCAGTCCGATATGAGGAACAGGCTGGTAAAACTCTGAAAGTAACAATTCTTTTTGCTGATACTTTTGGGTTTTTAGCATCAATGCCTATCCGTAGTGGGGATAGAGTTCGCTTGAAGATCAAGCATGGTAGTGTTTCAGATGAGCCATTTGAGTTCAGTGAGAAAAGAAAAAATGAACTCATAATTGCTGAGATTGGGGCCGATACTGGCGACACAAAACGTGAGTTATTCACCCTCGTCTGTGTAACAAGATCAACTCTAAACAATCATACTACCCGTGTCATCAAAAGATATAAGGGAAAGATCACTGACAGCGTACAAAAGATCTTCAAAGAAGTTCTAGATGTTGATTCAAGTAGAGTGAATATTCCTCATCCTGCGATGAATGAATATACTTTTACAGGCAATTTTCAAGTACCACTGAAGCAAATCAGTAGGTTGGCAGCAAAATGTATGGGAGAATCTGATGGTGGCAATTCTGCTGAAAAAGGTAGTTGTGGATATATTTTGTCAGAAGGTGAGCGTAAGGGATATCAGTTTTTCTCGGTTGACAAACAGATCAAAGAGAAAGAGGAGTTTACATATACTCAACAATCTTACAAAAGTGCATCAGAATTGAATAACTTTTCAGTTGTCAGTCAACCTGTAGTTGCTACAAGTCATGATATCGTCAAAAAACTGATGGTAGGACAATACAAATCGGCAAACTGGTATTATAATATTGTTGATCACACCCCACACTTCGTAGAATATAGTTACAAGAACAGTAAACTGCCTTCTGCAAATGAAGATCAGTATGTTCCAAATGGCATTGATGACAAGTATTCAAGAATCTTTCTAAATGTTCTTGATCTGGGTGCGATGACAGAGAAAAAAGCAGAATTGAGAAGTTCTGCAGAGAGTGTTGCCTGGCGTCAGGCACATGCAACTGCAAGACTACAGTCACTCTTCTCTCAAACTCTCGAAGTTACTATTCCTATGAATCTTAGTTTGAGAGTTGGATCGATTTTGAAATTCGAGTTTCCTCGACTAAATAAAAAATCGAAGGGTGTAAACCCTCAATCTGGTAATTACATGGTCGCTAAAATTGCTCATGTATTTGGTGATCCTCAAGGTGACTATACTGGGCTTTCATTAGTTAGAGATTCATTTGCATTCTATTCCGAATGACTAACGCTTTCATTGACAAAGACGGCAAAGAGCACGTCAATCACGGTATGCTTGAATATACCGAAGAAGACCTCAAAATGCATGGTTTTATGGACAAGCATGAGGGGGAAAAGGATGATGGTTGGAAACAACGTCACTCAGATAAAGTTCTTGAAAACTATTGTGACAACCACCCAGATGCCCTTGAATGCCGTGTGTATGACGAATAATGTTTGACGATAGAGGTATTGAATCCAAATTTATTGGGCGTGATGGGTTTCACTGGTTCATTGGACAGGTGCCCATTGATGACGCCTGGCGAGAATTTCCTGGTGATAAACAATCTCGTCAGCAGGGATATCGGTGTAAGGTAAGAGTCTTAGGTAAGCATCCTAGTACAGATGATATAAAGGATGAGGAATTGCCATGGGCACATATTCTGTGCCCTGCCAATCAGGGTGTAGGTGTCAACTATGCTGGCGTTAGTAATTTCGTTCAAGGTGGAGAAACTGTTATTGGTTTCTATGCCGATGGTGAAGATGCTCAGCAACCAATCATCCTTGGTGCCCTATACCAGCATTCTTTGCTCAAGGATGCAACAAAGTGGGATGATGTTCTAGCGAAGGGAACATCTGGGTTCAAACCAATTACTGTTGATCCTGTCTTAGAGACTGGTGGTTCAGAGACTTCTCTGGGTGCCAACGTGCGCCCTACAAGGAAAAACAGACCTTCAGATGTTGGTAGTATTCCTAATAATAATGCAGATATTCAAAATAAGAACGGCGCCGATGTAGAGACTGCTTCTCGCTACATTATGGACAAACCCGTTGAGGTTAGGAAAGCAGTAAAATGTGATGTTCCTAAGTCTGCTATGGGTGACGTTGCAAAGACTATGCAGTCTTTCATTGATGTTATCAAAGGACTAGAAGAAACCAAAGCAGGATATGTTGACCCTATATTGAATAGAGTTGTCAATATTGATAATATTATTGGGCAGGTCTCTGACAGGATCTCTGGTAATATGAGTAACTTGATTCGCATATCACGTTCGGAACTATTCAAAGAGATTGATGAGGGAGTTGGTGAAGTTCTTACATTCTTGTCTCCTGATAATCTAATCAAGAAGTTAGAACTGAAAAAGCAGAAAGATATTGCTTATTGTTTGATGGAGAATGTGATCAACGGTCTCCGTGATGTGATTGGTGGATTCCTAAAAGGAATGCTTGGCAAGATCATCAACTTCCCACTTTGTGCAGCGGAACAGTTTCTGGGTGGTTTGATTTCTAAGATCACTGACTCAATTCAGGGAGCATTAGGACCGGTTCTGAGTGCTATTGGAAGTTTGGCAGGTATTGCAAACACCAACTTCAATAGCATCATGAACAAAGCAACAGGTGCTCTGCAGGCAGGTCTGAAGTTGCTGGAATGTGAAGGTTCTTCATGTGATCCACAACCCTTCGACTGGGCAGCAAACGTTGGACCAGATCCTAAAAAAGTTTTGGATATCAAACGTGCTTTAGATGTTAGTGGTTTGCTCAAAGGTATTGATAGTGGTATAGAAGGTTTCCTTGAGGATACTTTCCCATTCATCAAGGATGCAAAAGAACGTGCAACTAGTCTCACTGGATCTCAAGCACAACTTGCTGGTGTTACTAGAACTATTCAAGGCACATTAGAAACGGTTGGTAGTGCTAATAAAGTTTTAGGTGGTGTAACTGCTTCATTAGCAGGTGGTTGTAATACCAGTGCATTTGAATGTGGACCACCAAGTATTGAGATCTTTGGTGGTGGTGGAATTGGTGCTGTTGCTAAGGCAGTGGTCAACTCTGTCGGTGAAGTTGTTGGCGCAAAGATGGATGATTTGGGATTAGGATTTGATGACGTACCATACGTTTCTATTGTTGACCGTTGTAATAATGGCAGGGGCGCTACTGGAACTGCCGTTGTCAAAGAAGGTAAAGTTACCAATATTATTATCACTAACCCTGGTTCTGGGTATCTCGGGGGTGGAAGTGTTACGGTCGATACTCTCACGCCTATCGGAGTTGATAATGATGGTGAAGTAATTCAAGAGGTTGTGCAAGATGAGGTGACTAGACCTGGTGGTGTTAGTAGCAGTGGAACTGCTGATGGTGATCGAGTTATCGGTCAAGTTGATGGTATTCAAATTATCAACACTGGATTTGATTATGAGGAGGGAGACACTATCGTTACTTCAAATGGTGGCGTCTTGACTCCAATCATCGAGAATGGTAGAATCTTAGGAGCGAGTGGCATTGTTGACATTGGACTAGACAAGATTCCTACTTTGAGGATCAAGTCTAAGACTGGTTACGGTGCATTTATTAGACCCATTACAACATTCACTGAAATCAAACAATACGAGAAACCTGTTCTTCCTGATGCTCAGGTTATCACAGTTATTGACTGCCCGAAAGGATACTAATGTCAAAGTCACCCCCATATATTGTCAACCACCCTGAAGATGGTTCCTTTCGTATTGGTAAGGAGGAAGATGGTAAAGCAGTAAGGAAGGCACAAATTTGTGCTGCTGCCGGATCTGCTGCATCTTTGCGAATCTTTGAAGATGGTGGGTGGGAACTCCGTGCCACTGAAAATGACCAAGGTTCTAACATCATTCAGGCTGGTGCTGGTCCTATCAATATCAAGTCTGATGGTGACATAAACATCGACTGTAAGGGAACTTTCTCGGTGATGGCGAAAGACATCATCATGAAAGCAACTGATGCAAAAACCGGCGACATCTTTTTACATGCCGAACATGATGTTCATTGTCAGGCAAAAAACTTTGCTAAATTCATAGGTCACAACACTACAGTGACCGCAAGTGATAAGTTGATCACCAATTCCAAAGGTTTCAACTTTATCATCGGGGACATGGTTCGTATTCATGAACCACAATCAAAAATCATTCCGCCTCCACTAGGCGATTACATCAACTCACTGGTAGAATAATGGCAGGCATCAGAGACATTGAGACTGGTAAAGTCTACATTGGTAGAGAAGATCCAGCAAAACTTGATACTGCTGCTCAAACCGTAAATGGTGATGCACCTTTCAATGGCACACTTGTTGCCACTGGACCTGTTATTGCAGGAAAGCACTCAGGTTATGCTAAAGCAACAGTAAACATCGGCACAGATATTGATGAATTCAAGTCTGGTGTCAAAGGCAGGGCACTGCAGATTGATGGTGATGTTGAGGTTATTGGGGAAGAGGCAGTAAATGCTGTTTATATTGATGGTGATGTGTATGTCACTGGCAAAGTTGACTGTCTGAACAAGGGCAGACTTGCTAGTAGATTTGCCACAGCAGATGCTCTGGGTAAGTCATTTGACATCCAGCATCCTACAAAGGAAGGACATCGACTGCGCTATGCATGTATTGAGGGACCGGAAGTCGCTGTGTATCACCGTGGCAGACTGACTGGCACCAATGAGATCACTCTGCCTGAATACTGGGTAAACCTG